CCGATTTAGATACAATAGTTAATATACCATTTAATTCGTCTAATACTGATTTTGTTGACTTTTATTTTAAATCGGATGGTAAGATAAGAGTTCCTGCAACTGCGGGATTTATTGATTTATCATTTAAAAAAGATTTTGCAGGAATATTTGGTAGTAAAAAACTAATAGTAGTCCCATATAGCGATGCGTATGGAACAGGAAATAAAACAGAGATTATTGTTAATTTTAATAGTGTAAATGATTTTCCATCACTTACTCAAATTATATTTGCCGATACCATAGACGTTCCTTCATTTTCAGATTTAAATTTAGAATATGATGTGGAATGGAATTCGTTTGCAGTTTCTTCGGTTGACATTGATTTGGTTGCAAAGGATAAAAGTAGAATTCAATTATTTAAATCGTTACCTGCAAATGGTAAAATTAAAATAAATTTAAAAGATTTATCTACTAAATTTACAAATTGGAGTGGTAGTGATAATGTAACACTTATTTTAAAACCATACAATAGAAGTGGTGCAGTTGAATTAGTTGGAAATGAATATGAAATAAAAACATCATTATTATTATCAAGTATAAGATTAGATGAAGATATAATTAAAAAAACTTTATTTGATGCATTTGTTGAAAACTTAAAATTTACTGAACCTGAAAAGGAAAGTAAATATTTAACACATCTTGCAAACTTTGGAAACGATGAACAAATAATAGTTTCATCGTGGGAAGAAGATAATTTTACTCTATCCGATAAAACAACAGATGAGTTAGGAAATACGGTAGTTACCAAAGAGGTTGAATCTTTGATATTAAAATTATATTCACCGCTTCCTGCAAACATAACAGAAAATTCAACTCTTTGGATTACTAAATTATTAACTAACCCATTGATTGAAACGGTTGTTCTATCTCAACAAGACGGAATAAATTGTCCTCCAATTAAGGGCCCTAATTTTAGTGTAGATGTTGATTTTGTTGTAGGAAAGTCTACGGGATATGAATCGTTGGATGACTTAATACTTAGTTCATCCGTATCAGCATCTTCTAATTTAATAGCAGAATATTTAAGTTCTTCATTAGTTAATACGGATGATTTAAACATACAATATGCCAAAAATTCCGAATATATTTGGGATAACTTTGTACATTTTAGTTCTGCAAAGGAAAGAGTTGATAATTTTGTATACAAGGTTCAATTAATTGAAGTATATGAAAATTCCATAGAGAATGCACAAACTGCATCTTGGTCATCGACATTACAATCGGTTAAAGAAATAGAAAGACAAAGAATTAAGAAAGAACAACTTATACAAGGATTTGACGGATTCGAAAAATTCTTATATACATCTTCATCGTTTACAAAATCGGATGAAACCTCTATAACATGGCCGTATAATGGTAATGTTAGATTGAATAGTACATCCCCACTAATATCAAATACAAATGGTACAGGTTGGTACAACAATATAATAGAACTTGCCGAATCATTTGATGTTAATAACTCAAACTATGTATTAAATAATATACCACAATATATTGTAAATAATACCGAAAATCAAAGTTTATTATTATTTTTCTCAATGATAGGTCAACACTTTGACAACATTTATTATTACACAAAATCAATAGAAAAAAGTAGAGGGTTAGGTTATAAATCAACAAACGGAATATCGGATAAATTATTATTTGATGTTTTAAAATCATTTAACTGGGATGCTAAAAATCTATCAGCTGACTCTCAACTTTGGAATTATGTATTTGGTATGGATTCCGATGGTAATACAAAAGAAACAAATCCTGCAAAGAAAAGAACATACGAAATTTGGAGAAGAATTGTAAATAACTTACCTTATTTATTAAAACACAAAGGAACTAGAAGGGGAGTATATGCAATAATGGCATGTTATGGTATTCCATCATCAAACCTTTCAATTTTAGAATTCGGTGGGCCGGAAGTTACGGATAATACTAAAAGTAAATTTGAATTTGATAACATAACAACGGCCCTTAAATTTTACGGACAAAATTCTGGAAGTATTAAATTAGAATGGAAAAATACTGAAAGAAATAGAAAACCAGATACAATAGAATTTTTTGTAAAACCAACATATAGTAGTGATTTTACTATCATTTCTGGTAGTGGTTGGAATGTAAAAGTTAGTGGTTCAACGGATTCTAAATATGGTAAAGTTATATTTAATTACTCCGGTTCAAATGCAATAACATCTTCTTTATTACCAATATTCAATGATAGTTTCTTTGGTATTGAAGTTAGTAGAAATAGTGGAAGTGTATCTTCTAGTTTTGAATTAAATGTAAGACAATCCGATAAAGAAAGAACCATATTCCAACAATCGGTTTCTGCAAGTATTCTAAATGTTAGTGCAAGTTGGGATGGTGGTAATTATATCTATATAGGAAGTGGAAGTGGGTATGTTGGTTCTTTAGATGAATTTCGTTTATGGTCTACACCATTAGAGAAGGAAAGATTCTATGAACACGTTTCTTTTCCTGAAATGATTAATGGTAATCACGTATCTGCATCTACTGATGATTTATTTTTTAGGTTGGATTTTGAATATCCTAAAAACTTAGCGTTATCTTCTTCATTATTGAATGTGGATACAAATATTTATTTTTCTTCATCTTTATATAGAAACGATTTAGAAAGTGGTTCTATAACTAATGGAACATTAATATTTTCAGAAAACCCATCAGCGTCATACTCTGCATCTGCAATTGGATTCCCATCGATTGCATCATATCCATATCAATTTGAAGCAATAGATAGAACCGTTGTATTGGAAATTCCAGATGCAGGTTCTACGAGATATTCCACAAACAAAGTTAGATTTGAATCTCAAACGGATTTTAATGGTAATGATGTAAGTGGTGGAGTGGATTTATCAGTAAAAAATAGAGCAACTAAAAAATCATTTGACCAAGCTCCAACCGATTCTAATAGAGTTGGATTGTTTTTTTCACCAACAAAAGAATTGAATATTGATATTGCAAAATCTTTGGGTGGGTTGAATTTAGATAATTATATAGGAGACCCATCGGATAGATATAGGTCTAATTACAAAAGATTGGATGAACTAAGAAATTATTATTTCCAAAGATTTGATGGTAGAGATATTTACGCATACATTAACTTAATCAAACTATATGAGAAATCAATGTTTGAGGATATTAAGAAAATGTTGCCGGCAAGAGTTAAAGCAACTACTGGTTTATTAATTGAACCACACATTTTAGAAAGAAGTAAGATTGCACAAAAAAAACCAACGGGTATTGAATATCAACAAGATGTAACAATACACTATGAAGATACAACCACATTAACCGGTGAAAATTCACAACATGAAGTAACAATAGATTCCGATTTATCTGAAAATTTAATTGGTGAAAATAATCAATATCAAAGTTTAATAGATGCAAATTTTTCTGAAAATTTAATTGCCGATTCATATCAATATGATGGTTTAATTGATAACAATGATACCACCATTACAAATGCGGAATCATATCAACAAGAAGTAAATATAGATGCAGGATTAGATGAACCTACGATTACAACGGAAATTAATTTAGGAACAGAAACATATGGTCAAACTGAATATGAAACTATTGGATTTGGTATTTATGCACAAAGTGGTTCTGCTATTAGAACATATTTTGACAAAGATAATAGATTAATAAAAGAAAGAGTTAGAGTTCAATTGATTACTGAGGAGAAAGAAAGAATTGTAACAAGGTTTGCAATAACGGCATCTATAAGTGGATTGGGTGACCCGCGCGGTGGATATATTTCTGATATTCAAACTTATACCGAAACTAAATTGAATATACAACCATTTAGTGGTTCGGTTGTTCCAATTATTAAAAATAATATAATTGCGGTTAAACCTGTGGATGGTTATTTACCAACACATTATAGAAATACATCGGATTTGACAAGAGGGTTACAAAATAGTTTCTTTAAAGGTTCAAAAAATACTGCAGCAACTACTTTAGATGGTAGCCCTCCATTTGAAACATTTGTATCTAATCCAAATACATTAACTGTAAATAAAACAGGTAGAAATGCATCCGAACCAATTTTAGAAGTAGATTAAACGGAATTTTAAAATAATTATATTTATAACAAAAGATAATATTATATTATGGGATATTTAAGTAATACCGAATTAACAGTTGACGCTATCTTAACAAAAAAAGGTAGAGAAAAATTAGCAGCTGGACAAGGATTGAATGTAACTCAATTTGCATTAGCAGATGATGAAATTGATTACACACTTTATGAACCGGCTCACCCATTGGGTTCAGCTTATTATGATGCAGCTATTAAAAATATGCCTGTATTAGAAGCTAATCCGGATGAGACTCAGGTAATGAAGTATAAGTTAGTAACTTTACCAAAAAATACAACTAGAATTCCTGTTGTTGAATTTGGTGTTCCTAACATTTCAGTTAATCAAAGAAGTGGTGAGGTTGCACTATCTCCGACCACATCTCCATCGGGTAATAGAAGTTTAGGATATACAATCGTATTGTCTAACAAAAATGCGGGTGATATCATTGGTGAAGGTGTAACATCGGAAGTTGGTTCAGTTCCAGTATTTATCGGAGACGATGTATCTGCAACTGCAGCAATTGCAAAAGGATTATCATTCAAATTTATTCCAAACCCATCATTAACTTCGACTATCAGAACAACTATTACGGTTTATGGTAACGAAACGGGTGGTTCACAAACAATTCCAATAACAGTAACTTACGTTCAATAATAAAATACTATGGCAGTAATAAGAGACACAAGAGGAAGCCTTTTAGCAAGTAATATATCAAATTACTTAGCAGGTGCAGCAAACACCGCAGGGACTCCGGTAGATACTAACGAATTAGTTAGAATCGTAAACCAATTTTTAGGAACTGGTGAGCAAATCAGTTCGGATATCACTACAATTACAAATGGTATCTACAAAAAATTTGGTACAATTGATAAAGTAACTAATAGAACCGAAATAGTAACTTCTGGAATATGGAGTGGTGACGCTGGTTCCCTAATAGAGTTTTATACTTCATCCACTCAACTTAACTCTTCAACGGGTAAGTATTATTTAGATGTTTATAATGAAGACCCATTAACATCGGATATAGCTGAGGTTCAATTCTCAATTGCATATGGAGATGTAAATGCATCTGGTTCACCAACATTGGCATAAGATGATTCATCTACACTTTCATCTAAAGCGGTATATAATCAATTAAAAAATATATTATTGGATTCGGCTGACCCATATTTTAGTATATATGGTGGTACGACTGGATTAGTTGCGGGTGGTGCTGATATGAAATCCTTCTACGCAATTAACGTAAATAGAGCTAGATATAAGGAAAGGTTAGACCCGGGTAATATCTCAATAGATTTATCAGGTTCAGCAGGATTGGTAACATTAATTGACGATAGTGGTGGAACCGATGAAAATGTAACAACGGCGGGTAGAGTTTATAACTTAGTTAGTGGGTCATTAAATATTGGTTCGGCATTAACTGCATCAATTGCACAATATAGTGATACATACACAAAGCAAGGATATGGTTTATTCTATCCTGATATGGGCATTATCTTATTAAATCCAACCGCATTAAGTGCATCAGTTGGTGGTAATTTAATGGCTGCAGTTGCTTCAACTGCTAATCAGTATCACCAATCAGGTTCTTCATCTGGTTCATTGAAATTATATGATGCACTGAGAAAGGGAGCAGATTTCCAAGCTCGTAGAACTGAAAATGTTTCTACTTCACATTATTTTGTAAGAGCAAATAATAGAGAATTTAATTTCTCAAACAATCCAACATTCGTAACTGGTTCAGTTGGTGCATTTGTTAACTCATCATTTGAAAGAGACCCTAAAGTTTATATCACAACCGTTGGTCTTTATGATGATGCAAATGAATTATTAGCAGTAGCTAAAGTTTCTAAACCAATTGAAAAATCATTTGATAAGGAAGTTGCAATCAAAGTTAAATTAGACTTCTAATCGGAGAATATATTAAATAATGTTAAACCCCCAGTTTTGGGGGTTTTTCATTAAAAGAATATTTATATACGATATGTTAAAAAGAATACCAAAGTCGGATATTAGTGTAAGGCCGTTTAAGGCATATAAAGAATGGGACGAATTATCGGCCGATGTTTCCGTTTTACTTGCAGAAAATGGTAATTATGCCGACACACAAATGATTGATATAAGTGTTGGTTATTTAAGTGGTTCTACTTATAATAAACATTCTTTATATGGTCAAATAAAATCTACATTTTATAATGGTAGAGAGGATAATCCTATTGAAAGATATGGTATAAAAACAAACGAATTTACAATATTTACCAATGCAAAAGAAAGATATTTAAGTGGTAGTGCAATCGTTATATCAATTCCAGAAAAATGTGTAGGTGAAGGAATTAAAAGAGGTTCTGTTAGTTTAAGTGACGGAACTAATTCATATTTTGATGATGGGTTTGGTAATTTAACAGGAATTGGTACTAATATCGATTTACAAACCATAAATTTTAATAATGAACAAATATCATTTCAAGATTTAACGACTGCGTTGATTTCTTTCAAAATAATTGAATTAAATTTAGAAACAAGTATATTGAGAGTTGAATATGATTCTATACCATATACATTACAATTGATAAAAATAGATTTTGAAAATAATATATTAGAAGTCGTTGAAATTCCGTTTTTAGATAATGTTATAAATAGAACAGGTAATGTATTTTATACACAGGGTTTAATTGTGTTAACGGAATATGTTGGATTTAATACATCAAATTTTGATTTGTATTATAAATCGACTGAGACGGTTTTTGAACATGAATATCTTTTAATAGTAAATGAAGATGAATTCAATGTGTCACAAAATCCAACTGCAATAGTTGAGGTTGGTAGAGAAACTTTATTAGTACCAACATCAGACGGCAAAATTGTTGCAACTACAACAAATCCTGGTGTTAAATATATTAAGAAAAAATCTATATTAGAAAATGGTGATGTATTGGATTATAGAGTTGGTTCGTTGGTTAATACATCTATATCCGGTGGATTCGAACATTACGATTTAAGTAGTTCCGTAGATAGTACGGGGTCATTTTTAACTCCATTTATTACTACTATTGGACTATATGATGATAATTGTGATTTAGTTGCCGTTGCAAAACTACCACAACCAATCAAGTCCGAACCGGATATTCCAGTAAACTTTATTATTCGTTTTGATACATAACATATATTTATAAGTAAAAACAATTATTATGTCTAAAATATTAGATTTATACAAATCACAACAATCAGCACTGGGTGTTGACAAATTAGGATTCGATGCAGGTGTTGCAGCAAAAACTCCATACACTACAAACGATTTGAAAAAAGCAGATGACCAAATATTAACTGCTGATAAGTTCAAAACAGGTAGAGGTGGTGAAAAGAATTTTGCTAAATACTCCGATTCTTTAAAGAAATAAAACTTAATGGCTAAAAAAGTTACAAAAAAGAACAATCCAAAATGGGTTGCACAAAAATATGGATTTAAGTCTGGTTTAGAAGAAACCATTTCTCAACAAATAGAATCACAAGGAATTAAGGTAGAGTATGAAACTGAAAAGGTTCCATACATAATTCCTGCATCCACTCACCACTATCATCCTGATTTCAAATTACCTAATGGTATTAGAATAGAGACAAAAGGTAGATTTGTGGCAGCTGACCGTAAGAAACACTTATTGGTTAAAGAACAAAACCCAAATATGGACATTAGGTTCATATTTTCCAATTCAAAGAACAAAATCACCAAAAAGTCTAAAACGACCTATGGGGATTGGTGTGAAAAGAACGGATATAAGTATGCGGACAAAATCATCCCAAATGAGTGGTTTTTAGAGGAAAATAGACCTTAAAATATTTGGAAATATCAAATATTTGTCGTATATTTAAGTCGTGTTGAAGCAAAATGATAAGAATATAGTCATATCTACTCTAACCGGCGTGTTAGGTAGTTATCTCAATCTCAAAGGGAATGAGTTAGCATTTTATTGTCCTTTTTGCAATCACCACAAACAAAAACTACAAGTTAATACGGAAACCCAAAAATGGCATTGTTGGACTTGCAATAGTGGTGGTAAGAAATTGACCTCATTATTAAAAAAGTTAGATGTCGATAGAAAGATTATTTCGGTTATTAGAGAGATATATGGAGATAGCAATTATAACCCACAATTAGAGGACGCCGATACAAAGGTGTTCATTTCCTTACCAAAAGAATTTATATCGCTTAGTGAGACTCCAAAGGGGTTTAATCCTGAATATAAACACGCA